ATACTTATTCCACTCGTCTAGTGCTTCGTCACCAATCTTGCCGTTAAATGGACAAGGGGTTCCAGCATGAGCCATGGCTGAAAACACTCTGCTGTCTTGACAGAGTATAGATACAGCTGCAACTTTCATGTTAAAGTCAAAAAGTAATTTTGATAGTTTCATTCTTTCACAATTCATATCACGCTTTGTGATACCAATACTGCCACCTATCAATGGCTTTTGTATACCAAGTCCAACACCTACAGTACACAAATCTTGCGACATCGCTGAGATGCCTGGAGCAGATGCAGACGGTACTGTACGCGTGTCCCCAGTGTAGGAATTGTTATTGTTTGTTGTAGAATTGTTTGTAGTCGTAGATGACGACGAACCTGACTGATAGTTGGTTGTTGCTTCACTGTGATAACCACCGGTAATGGCAGTGTTCGTAGCTGAAGAACCTGTTGTTGATTGTGTGTTGGTTGTAGCACCTGCACCCGTTACATCTGCTATCGCAAAGCCAATGGCAAAGCATATAAAAAATACAGATATAGCTACCGCTAAATAAAAATTGTTCTTCATAGTGTCCCTGTTGTGTAGGTTATACTACACTTCGTCTAAGTTTACATATCTATTTTCGCAAAAGAAAGCGAAAGTTTTTAACTCTTTGTCTTCTTTGTATCTATGCATGTCTAATAAAGTATCAACCATCTCTACTTTATTGTCCCATGTGTACTCTATACATTCATACTTAGTGTCAAATGATCTTATTGTATAATCAGTCAGCACAGGTTGTGGCACATCATGGTACACCAACATGGCTGAGATTATCCAAATCATTTTTTCTTAAATATATCTGCGCCCTTAAGCCCGTATATACTAGCTACAACTCCGATAAAGAGACTCTGATACCAGAAAGGCATATTGCTGAACTTATCAAAAAATATATCCAACTTTTGTTGTATGTTTGGATCATCACTAAACACGCTCCATATTAACAATAACACGGGCGCGCTCACGAGAATAAGAACAAATTCGTCCTTCCATCCTTTGTCGTTTGACTGTCTTACGGCTGCTTGATACTCGATTTCACCGCTTGCCATTTTCTGTGCATGCAACATAGCTGCATCTGACTCCAGCATCTTACGTTGCTGTCTATTTTTCATTATGTGCGTACCTGCACCGATTGCTAGTTTTACAACGTCTAATATCATAAGTTTTCCGCCTTCCATTTTTGCACATCAAACGATGGGCATTCTTTTTCACTTATCTCATTGTGTCCGATAATCTTTGCATCCGGATACATTTCAGATAATTTTTTAATCTCTATAATCAATGCTACCCACTGGTGTGGAGTAAAATTATTTTCAGCAGAATTATCTTCAGCCATTCCACCCACCATGCACACACCAACACTCTTAGAATTGTATCCTGCTGCGTGTGCGCCAGAATCACGAACATCGCGACCATCTTCTACATCTCCATTTCTTTTTATGACTTTGTGATATCCAATATCACGCCATCCTCTTTCATTAACATGCCAGTTTCTAATTGTTTCAGCGTCAACGTCCATGCTCGGCTTGGTAGCCGAGCAATGGATAACAATATAGTCTGTGCTTGCTCTTGGTTCCATTACGCTATTATTGCGATAATTATAATTACAACGACTGCTGCAATAGCTATTTTTTTCTTTTTATCGAGTGCCATTACCCAGTCTTTGATTGCTTTTAACTTATCCATATAACCTCCTGGTTAATAATTATTGAAATAAGACCTACCAGGAACAGCGCTAAAACTAGCTCTGTCTCTGTCTTCATCCATTGCTCTTTTAAACTCTTCGTCATAAACAGCTTTTAATAAAGAAACTCTGTCAGGCGCTTTTTTCATCGCCAGATAATAAGCCATTCCTGCTGTCAGACAAGGTAAAAATCTAAATGGTACGTTCGCATTGTCTGACGGAACATCAATATCATCTAATCTCTTTAAAAAATAATATCTTACGCTGTACGTTGATAAGTCAGGCGTTGGATATAAAAACAAAGTAGGAGTCGTTGTTCGTTCAAAATAAAACTGTGACGGTTTTCCCTCAGATGATTTATTAGGAAGCATGTGATAATCTGCTCTACTGATCCTTGTTAACGTGGTATCCAGATTATTAGCGTCTCTTAAATTAACTTCTAGTATATCAATAATATTTGTATCTAAATCATAATCATTGTCACTAGCTGTTGTTGATTGTGTCCCAAGAGATACTGTCCACAAGTTTAATCCTCTGTTTGCCCATTCGGACATAAGAATGTTCATGGTGCGAACAGCCGTGCGTAAATCTTTACCGCTAATCTCCTGTAAACCACATCTTTCGTAAGCTTCCTGAATAACCTCTGCGGCTTCCAGATTAAAATCTGTAGATCCCGATACAGCCATATTTTACTCCTTAGTAGTTTTTAAGAAATTCTGCTATGCAAGTATACGAATTACCAGAGTCAGCTGCTGCCGCCACAACGAAGTTTACGTCGTTTTCGTTAGAGTTAGAACTAGTGTTTGCTGGTATGCCACCAAACTCTCTAAAGTCCCAATAGCCAGAATCAATTAAAGTTATGATCGGAATATCTCCATCTGAATCTTCATAATCTAAACGAGCAAAAGCGTCGCCGCCATCGCCGTTCGCACACGACCACCACACTCTTTGTAGAGATAAAGTGCTAACAGAATTACCGTGTTCGTCAGCTGCAAGAGCTGATACATCACCAAATACAGTTGTGCCACCTGTTCCATCAGATTGTACAACTATTTTAATTGTAACTCGTTTGTCGTTTTGTTGTAGGATTGTTGGTCCCGTTACTGTGTCTGCCATGTTCCCTCCTTAATCAAGAACGTGTGGGCCCGAAGGCCCACATTAGTTAAATTTACCGCTCAATAATCGCAGTTATATAATCAACCACTAATGATTTAGCAGCGGCTGCACCAGCTTGAATAGCAATAGTTATAGTCAGCTCTTCGTCATCTGGTAAATTTGTATTAACAACTTTTACAGGTTCTGCGTTATTAATTGAATAATAAACAGCGTCTCTGTCTGGATCTATAAAGAAAGTTGCAGTAATGAAAGTGTCATCAGCCACCGTAGCAACAGCTGCAGTCGCAGTTTCTGTTCCATCTTTTTCAACTCTAAAATCTAAGTTAGTGTCACCATCATCTTTGCTAAAAAAGACACCATCTGAAACAGCATCGATTGCAGTTGTGTCTGTAATTGTTAATCCAATAAGCATATCAGATTGTGTAGCGTCACTTAATTTAAATCTAGTTGAGAAATAAGCTTTCTTACTAGTGCTTAATTTAAATGCTTCTCCTTTTAACTGTAGTTCTTCAGAGTCGTTATCTGCATCGTTAGTTGTAATTATTAATGCTCCACCAGCTGAACTTGTAGCTTGAATAACCTCTCCTGAATCACTGCCACCGTCTGTTGACGTAATAGTCCAGTCAGTTGCTGTATATGTAAAGAAGTCATTAGAGTACCCATAGAACGTTTGATCTGATGCGTACTGTTGGAACATTGGCTGGTCTTTCTTCGCTTTTGTTTCTACTGTGTTTCCAGCGAACAAAACCATATTTTGGAAATGTGGGTTTGCCATATTTAATCCTCCTAGTTAATTAATGTAGTCTTCTAGGCAATCGAAACTGCGATATTCGCCCTACATTAAATATTAATTTAGTCGCAGTTTTTACAATATACGCTTTTAGTCAGGGGATTGCAAATAAAAAGGGCGACCGAAGCCGCCCTTTAAAGTGTTCTTTGCTTAAGAATTAAGCACCAGGTGAACCGAAAATACCGCGCCAGTCAGAGAAGCCGAAGCTATATCTTTCCCTAGCTTTGTATTTAACGTTACCAGTTTCAAAGTCACCTTCCATGGACGTAGCCACAGGAGCTCTTTGAAAGTGTTTCATGCCGTTAGGTACATCCGTCTTAATGAAGAATGCATCTGTATCAGTTAAGTAGTTATTAACTGTGTAACCTTCAGGCATCATTCCCATGCTTCTTACTGCATTGATGTCATTATCCGCAGTAGCTACTCTGTTTCCAGACGCTAGTAGTCTTTCAGCTGTAAATTGTAGAGCTGAAGGGATAATCAACTTTCTTGGTTTTGCAGCAACTTTTAGACCTCTGTCATCTAGGAAAGCGTGAATGTCGATAATCGCTTGTTCCAAAGATGTCTCGTTAAGGTCTGCAGCAGTAGATAGCTCGTTCTTTTGGTTTCCAGCAGTAGTAGGGTGGTCAGTAGCAAAAAGCTCCTTACCATCACCACCTGTGAAGCTTGAATCAAAGCCGTTGTTCAAGACGTTCGCAGCTTTTACTTGTTTAGTGTGTGCCATAGAACGTGCTAGAGCTTTCGTATAACGAGTACTGATCTTGTCGTAAAGGTTGTCCTCTACAGCTTCTTCAGTAATCTGGAAAGCCAAAGCTACAGTTTCATGAGAGTAACGTGCTGTAAAAGATTCACGTGAGTTGTCAAAGTTAACGCCTGTTCCTTCAGGTTTAACTGATGCAGCTCCGAAACCAGATAACATTACTTCTTCTTCAAAAGCTCTGTCAGAGGTCTCTGTGTCGTAAATCTCAGCATGTTGGTTCTCGTATTGTGCGTACTCTAGTCCGAATAGTGCATTCAAACCAGGTTCCAACTCTTTAGCAAGTTGTGATCTATTAATAGCCATAGTTTAAATCCTCCTATTAACCTAAAGTTGTTGCTGAGTTGAGTTGATGCTCAGTACCATTAACGATTACATATGCATTTGCGTTTGCAGCAGATGTGTCGCTATTTTCTGGATCTTTGGAAATTCCTAATTGTTGGAAGTTTCCAGAAGTTGTCACAGTTGAGGTATCAAGTTCAGCTTTTGATAGTCCGCTTGTGTCGTCTCCAGTCAAGCCTACATAATCAAATCCGCCGAAATTCATAGCTGCTGTGCCAGTTCCGTTGTGTTGAGCTTCAAAGACGATCATTGGATCGTCATATACATATGCAACAATATCAGAAGCGTTTGTGCTTGCTGGATAATGTGCACTGTATGTTGGCTTAGAAGTAGTTGGATCTGTATAGAAACAACCACCAAAGGTGCCAAGGATTAGTCCAACTGTACCTGTTGAAGTATCAATTGCGTGCTGAATGCCACCTGCTGTTACACCGACCACTGGTTGGTTAGTGTAAATAGAAGTGCCAAAGTTAGCCGCAATCGCGTATTCGTTGGTACGAACTTCTCCACCTGTTAAGTGCCTTGTGGGTCTGAACCCAAAGGCTGCGTCTTGGTTTGCCATAATTATAGTCCTCCTTAGACTAATAAATTACAAATTATTAATCCAAAAATTTTGGCGAATGTTGTTAGGTGTGAAATCTAATCTGACTTCTTTGCACCGCCAAAAGTTACTCTCGACTGCCTATTTGGATTATCGATAGGCATACTAGGGTGCTGCTCCCTTAGAAGATCATTATCAACAGCCTCCTGTTGATC